GGTCGGTGTTGGGTTGACGGTGAGGACCGAACCGCCCGCCGTATATCCGGAAGCCGAAACTTCGCCAGTAGTTGTGTAGGCAGTCGTGTCTTCATCAAGCGTAGCCAAGTTGGTATACAGCGCGATGTAGAACGTACCCGAGGTGAAGTTGAAGCTGCCGTTAAGCAGCCCCGTCTTGAACACCTTGCATACGGCGTTACCGGTGAAACTCATGGCTTCACCTCAAAATTGTTGTGCTTACGAAAATTGTCTACCCCCGGTATAACTTGCAGATTATTCGGTACATGCAGCCCCGATACCAACTTCCCCTGAAGCGGTATAACATGATCTACATGCCAATCAAAACCGAACATAGAGGTCCGCATCGTAGCGAGTTCATACGCCTGTTCAATCAACCATAGATCATCCGGCGTCAACCACGCGGGGGTGCGTTGCAACTTTGCCGCGCGCCTACGAGTTTCTTTGGCGTTATGCTTATGCGGGTAAGCCTCTCTATACAGTTTATTATTTTCCGAATAACGCTGCTTGTTGCGTAAGTAGTAATCACGAAAATATTGCTTACGCAGGGGATTCTTTACGGCGTCATACGCTCGTTGTTGAGCAAGTATACGTTCTTTGTTGTTTGCAGAATAAGCTTTTTTGTATTGCTGCATACAAAACTTACAGATGCCACGACGACCATCCTTGCTTCGTCCGCGATGGAAATCAATCAAAGGCCGATCAGTTAGGCATTTATAACAACGCTTCATCACGTCACCGCCTGACGATACTGACCCGAACGGTAAGCATCCTGACGTTCCATGCCGTCCCCGAGACGCTTCGCCATACCGAGGGCTTCCTTGTATTTGGCGTCGTAAAGCGCCATCAGGTCCGCTTCAGGCTTCATGAACGTAGCCGCTTCAACCAGCGAACCATACAAGAGAACGGTGTCAAAGTTGTCACCCAACCACGTCTGCCCATCCGCAGCGACTGTAATCGACTCAGGGTAGAAGAAGTAATGCAGTTCCACCGTGTAGGCGTTATCAGGCGTTGGGCCGAGGATGAACGATAGCTCATCAGTCAGCGCAGGGGGTGTCGCGCTCGTCGTCGTAGGACCAAAAAGCGCATAGTATGCCGGAAGCCCCGTATCCGTCGGCGTAGGAAACGCTTCGCGAATGAAGTTAACATCTTTGTTCAACAGATACTGATACGCACCAGTCCCATCAACAGCCGCCAACGAGTACACGGCGAGGAAGTCGTTAGGGGCAGACAGATACTTGTTGTTGGCCGACGTAGTGCCCACCACGTTCTTGCGAAGCGAAGGGAACTGCACCGTGTTGAAGATACGCTGCTCGGCCTGCGTGATGAACGTATTGATCTGCTCGGCGCTGGTGAAGTCAACGGCAGAACCCGAGCTACCCGTAAACGTGGTAGTCGGGAAATCGTTCTCAAGGGTAGCCTTGATCGTAGTGAACAGCGTGGTGTAGTTCACGGTGCTTCCTTACGCCATCGGGCCGCGAGCCATGACACCTTTCGTCGCAGCACCCGTGCCGCGAATCTTGATGCCGGTGGTCTTCACATCCTTCTCGGGGTAGCCGTTGTTGCCCGTCGATTCTTTGTTGGGCTTCGGCACCTTGTACTTCGGCTGGGCGGTCTTCATTACTTGCTCCGCTGGTTCATCGCACGCGCGACGTTACGGCCAACCTTCTTCATTTCCAGCGAGGTCACGCCACCCTTCTTGAAGGTGGGCTTCTTGCCGGGGTGCATCCGTTTTTCGTGCTTACGCACAGCCGCTTTTCCGTCCATGTTTCGCTCCTAAGAAACTACCACTGTTACATCACCCAGCGATATCGTCATCGCCAGAACATTCGGTGTAAGCCCTGCGTCGTTAGCACGAGCACCGCCAACGGGTGCCCAGCCCCACTGAATTATACGGCTTCCGCCTTCCGGCGTCCCGTTTGCCAGCGGCCCGGTGCCGGTGGGGTCGATCTGCAGCCCGCTGTTGCCCGAGGTCCGGTAGCTTACGTCCGGACGGGGTTCCCGCACGGCCTGCGGATCGTTGACGGGGAAAAGGCCAAGCGACAACTGCGGCTGATCCGGTTCCCAACAGGTCTTGCAGACCTTGATCTTGACGTTTTTCGTCTTGATTACCAGCTCTTTCAGCTCTTTCAGCTTATACCGGAACCCGCATCTATCGCATTCCGCGATAGCAAACTTGCCGGAAGAAAACTGACTAGGCATGTCAGCCGCCTATAAACTGCTGCCGGGGCACAAACCGGATCGGGGCTTTCTCCCGGTCCTCATCCGCTGCAAGGGCAAACTGCTGCTCGTAGTCTGCCTTCAACTCCACCCGGCGCGCAGGGTCCACCTCGGGCAGCTTCATCGACAGGTAATAAGCCAGCCCCGCCACCATGCAGTTCAAGAACCGGAAGGGGATGTCCTGTCCGTTGATACCGTTACCCGCGTCCTGAATCCGGCGCAGCCGCCAGTAAACGAACGTGTAGGTCTGCGAGTTATCCGGGGTCGGCCAAACGTGGAACTTAGGATAGACGACGGTGTTTGTGGAGTCCGTAGCACCCGACAACCGCTGAATCCACACCTGAATCGGGCGGCCTTCCGCGTTCTTGTTCGGGATCATGGCGTAGGTCGAAACGCTGATCCGGCTGATGTTGATGTCGGTCTGGTTCTGCCCGGTGCCCGTGCGCACGACATGATCGAGCAGGTCAATGGTATCCACCGGGAGGTCGTAGGTGGCCTGTTGGTACGTGAGCACTTGCTGACCTTGCTCAATCGTCCACATATTGATACCACGATTGGCCCATTCGACCGTCAGCAGGTTCAGCGACCGACGCGCCGTGCGAAGATCGTAGCCCGACCGCAGTTCACGCCCGCAACGCTCAAACGCCTCTTCCACGCAGGAAGATAAATCCAGATTAAAAGAGGATGTTCCTGAAGTTTTGTAACTCATTGGACCCTCTCGACACGTATGTTTTTAATCATCCCGGAG